TTGGACTCGCAGGTAGATGTAATTCACCAACCCATCCAGCGGCAAGGCGGGCGCAACCCAATCCGCCTCGCCGGTCGATTCGATGCTGACAAGCTCGCCGTCTGCCGTCGTGATCTTGGGCGTGAGGTATCCGACAACGCCGGAATCGGAATCGGTCAGCGTGGCGTTCTGGTAGCAGAGATAGCCGGTTGTGACTTTGGCTTGATACGATACCGGAGAAGACTCAGGGACGGCGGAAATAGTAACCCACAAAGGCGGCTTGCTTCCCGCTCCCGTGCCTCGCCCGATGTTCGCCGTTGGCATCCGCGCCTCAAGCTGTCGAATCGCCGTGCGCGTCTCGTTCGCCCACGCCGCAAAAATCGGATCGCTCGACTTGATGGCGAACGGAATCTTGACCGGGTTGGATCCTTTGCGGATTGGCGTCATGGTTCTTCGTAAAGGAATGTGTCATGCCCGCCCTTTTCGGAAAGCGTCCACTCAAGGTTGGTCGTGAACATCTCGCCGTTCTGCTCTTGGAATGCGCTCGTTAGCATCCAGTCCCGCGTTCCCGCTGCTTCTGGCGGGTCGCCTCGTGGCGTCGAGATGTTGCCAAGCTTGTTGAGCTGCGCGTTTGTCAATCCATCGGTCCCTTGCGCGGATTCGGTCCATGTGATGACCGGGCGCAGGTAGGTGGTTTCTCCGCGTGCGATGATCTTGGCAAACTCCAGCGCGTCGCCGGTAAATGTAATCGACGCTTCGGTTGCGTCTTTGAGCGGAGTAAAGAAGTTTTCCTCGTCGTAACTCCCCGCCTGCGTGAATTCTGCTGACGGCCTCGCGTTGCCGTTGATAAGTTCGCCAAGCGCAAACTTAAAAGCGTCCGAAAGCGCCGCCCATTTCGGGTGCATCGAAAGCGGAGCATCCTGAAGCTGACCACTCAATCGGTATGTCGGGTCTGGCGCTTCGCCGCTCTCGCCGTAGGATGCCCCCTGCGCCCCGGAAAGCGATACTGATACAATCGTGATGTCGCCTTCTTCACTGACAACTTCCGCCTCGACGACTTTGAGGAACGCCCACGAAAAGGAAAGGTCTGGATCAAGCGAGGTTATCGAAGTCCCCTTGGCGAATCGCCCGGTGACGCCGCTTCCGCCCCACGCCGTGCGCAGGACAGCGAACGAATGCCGCCCGATGTAGCCGCCGTTCTCCTGGCGCGTCGCCGTGAATCCCGGCTGCGGGAGAACGTCGGATGATCTGATGCCTCGGATTGTGCTCATCGTGATGTTGGACGTAGTCCGTTAGCTGCGAATGCTTTGCGGAGTTCTGCGGGTAGCGTTACTCCTTGACGGACTAGTTCTTCAGTAAGCATTTCTTGACGTTTGAGTGTTTCCGCCCATGTCGGGGTCGCGGATTTTTCAATGCTTTGCATGTTATCCCGCAATCCGTTCGCAATGTCAGAAGCTCGATCCGAGACGCTGCGCTTCGGGCCAAGAAGTTGGTCGATGTCCCGATTCATCAGGTCTTTCTCCTCGTTGCTAAGATCGCTTGATCCAGATTGCAGCATGGACCTCATCCCCTCAACCATCAGGTTGCCTGTAACGTCTTGGAATCCCCGCGCCATCGCCTCGCCAATCAGGATTCCAATCTGAGCAAACGTTTCAAGGTTGCCTTGCGCGGCTTGCTCCAATGCCGTGCCGATTATCTTTCCCGCAGATGCAAACTTACCCTCAAGCTGCGGGAGGAATGCGTTCGTCGAATCGAGCGCAACGCGAAGTCCGTCGTTGAATCCGGTGCCGAATGCAACCTTGAGTCCGAGCATGGCGTCTGAAAGCTTCGCAAGCTTGCCCTCGGTGGTTGCAGCGCCCTTGTCGAGAGCGCCGTAGAAAAGCCCGCCTTGCGCCGTCGCGGATCGGAAGGCATCCGTCACCATGGCGGCGGAAATCGCGCCGTCCTCCATGGCTTTCTTCAACTCGATCATGGATCGCCCGGTCTTGCGGGAAATCTCTTGCAGTGGGTTGAATCCAGCGTTGACGAACTGAAGCACTTCCTGACCCATCAGCCGCCCCGCTGCCTGCGTTTGAGCGAAGGCAAGAGCAAGACTTCCGAATCGCTCAGAGTTGCCCATGGATACATCGCCAAGGGTCCTTAGAATCGGCAATGTCTGATCGGCGGAAATGCCGAATGCCATCAGGGTCTTGCCCGCTTGCGCGTAGTCCGAAACGGATAGCGGCGACTTGATTGCTTCGTCGCGGAAGCTCTGGATAAGCTCGGTCGCTTTGCTCGCGGATTTGGTTAGAACCTCGAATTGAACTTGCAACGACTCCATCATGGCAGCCTTGCCGGATGCATCTTTGATGAACGCAAGTCCTGCGCCAAGAGCTACAGCCCCAGCGGCAGCGACCGCAAGCGCGGCACCGAAAGCTGCTTGTGATGTTGCCAGCTTCCCAAGCACTCCGGTTAGCCCGCTGGCTTGCACCTCAATCCCTGCGATGGTTCGCCGGAATTGAGTGGCATCGGCGCGAATGCGGATCGTTAAAGCCATACTTAGGTCACAGTGTCAAAGATTGCCTTGGCGCGGTCCCGTAGGCTTGGTATCGGCCCTTCCTGCTTCGCCGCTCCCTTGATCGTGCGGAGTCCTTTCCGATAGAGCAGCGCGTGGAATAGCTCCGCCTTTTGGTCGGGCGGGAGGTCGAGGATGTAGGTGATTGGCCATCCGTATTCACTGGCGAAAAGGTCGATCTCAAAAGCTTCATCTTCGGGCGGATCTCCACGGTCTAGGGCTTTCCCGGCGAGTCATCGACTGTCACTTGTGCCGCCTCCGTTCGCTGGTTCACGGCTCCGATGTATTCAGCGACGGCGGTGAGATCTTCGGCGGAAAGCTCCATGTCGGCGATTCCCACCTCACGGTTGAATCGCGCCTCGTCATTCACGGCGTCGAAGGCATCGGCGGGCGGCAGGCTGTAGATCGCGGCAAACGCCACGACGAATGCGCCCGCTTTTTCGTTCTCGTCCTCGACGTTGGCGATCTGCGCTAGGATGCGCCCGACTCCGCGCCCGAATGGCCGGAGTTTGGTTTGCTTGCCGCGAATCGTGATCGTCGGTGGTTCTGTCTGGAATGAGGTCATCTTGGTTATCTTCGGTAGAGTAGCTTTTCGAGTTGGTTGATCTGGTCCTTGCTCATGTCTGCGCCGACGTATGCGGTTCTTCCTCGATGCTGGACGGCGGCAAACTGCGGGCCACGGTCCTTGATGAAATCCACCATCACGCGGTGATTGTCGAAGGCGCACCAAAGGTAAGAGATCAGGGCATCCGGTAAACGCCTCTCAAGCTCGCCAGGTGGAAGCGTCCACAATGCGAAATCCGCCGCTGCCGATTGTGAAAAGCGGAACTTGTAGCCGTTCGTCCCGTAGGCGACTCCGATGATCGGGTGGCCAAGTTGCTCCATCGCTGCCGCCGTTTGCGTGTGGTGTGTCTCAATGAACGGGACTGACGGCGCAAACAGGTGGATCGTCCCCTGCTGGATGTCGCGGACAATCTCGGCGTATTGGACGAATGCCGCCTTCATGCGAACAATAGGGCAATCTGGATTCGCTTTCGCGTATTCCTGATCGCCCCAGACTTTGAGCATTTCCAAAGACGACTCGCCGCGTGCGTTCTTTTCGGCAAGGTGCCATGTCACCTTCGTTCCCGTGATTCCGTCGCCGCTAATGGTCGTCAGCGTCCGCGAGACATCCAGCGGGACATCGTAAGCGATCAATGCGGCGGCTGCTCGGGTGTTGGTAGTGGCACCACCCTCCCCGGTGATGCCAAAGAATCTTGGTAATGCCATCTCGTTAGGTTGCCGTTAGGCCAGGATCGTCGGGCTGTATTTGTATTTTACAGAGATGCGCCGGTAGTCCTCGGAAGTGCTGGAGCGGGTCAGTCCGGTCACGACGTAAGTTCCACCAGTCACTGCGCCAATCAGGTGATCGGCGGGAGCAGTCGCCAAGGTCAAGGCGCTGGCGAGAGTCCCAGAGAAGGCCGAAGTGGACGGAATGTAACCGTCAAGCGTGCCTTCGATCCGCTCGTTGTAATACGACTCGCCGGTATCGTCGCCAGAGATGTTTTTGACGGTCTTTGAATCCTGCGAGTAATCGTCAGAAACGGAATCGAGAAGGAAACCGGTCTGTTGCGCAGCGATGCCGAAAAGGCCGGTAGTAGTGCCGAAAGAGGTTGCCATAAGCTTACCTCTTGCGGCATGTCAAATTCACCCCGTCCGCACAATCCACGCTTCAGCCGTGAACACCGCTTCAAAGGTCGTCTCTTCCCATCGCGTGCTGCCGCCGTCCATCTGGAAAAAGTCGCATTGCACGCCAAGGCCGGTCCCGCTGATCAGGCTCGCTACGTTGGTTGTCCCGTTGATATTCCGCTCGATGGTGTCGGCCCACGACTTGAGCGTCGCCCGTGTCTCGCCGTCGCCAGAATGCGCCCGCAAGGTAATCTCAACCGGGCATTTCATAACGCCTGGAAGCGCCAGCGAGTGCCGCTCAGGCTCGCCAACGTCAACCGCAATGGTCGGCAGGTCAATGTCCGCAATGGCGCGGGCGTCGACGACGGTGATGGATGAGTCAGGCTTAATCGGCTCAAGCAGTGCAATCAGCGCGTTGGTGAGTTTGTCGGTAGTCATCAGATTTCCCCTCGGAGCTTTTTCAGCGCAATTGTCATGTAGCGGAAGTTTCGGGCGTATCCTCGCTTCAATGCCAAATCAATCACTGCCTTGGACTGTAGCCCGTTGATGTATGGGAGTCGGTTGGTGAGTGAGATTGTAGAGCCTAAACCCTCCGCCCTGATAGATGCGTCGCCGTTGCGTGTCGCATGGCGTCGAATCCATTTACTGATTCCACGCATTTTTTTTCCGTCGATAGCCTCCCCGGCAGCAATCCAAGCGCCTTTCGCGGTGCCGGCTGCCGCTTGTTTCTTGCGGAGCAGGTCCACCTTGTCCCTGATCGAAATCGGCTCACGCCTGAATCGCCCTTCGGTCTTCAAACCCTTAGGAACTTGCCCTTTCCGCCTGACTTGAGCGTGGACGAATCCCGCTGATCCTTGAGTTCCCGCTACGTTGGCAGCACGGATTGCGCGGTCGATTTGTTTGGCGATGCTCTTTTGGAATCCTGCGCCCTGCTTGGCTGTAATGCCGTAAGGCGGGACAAGCACCGCTAGTTCTTTCGCGCAACCCTTCCCGAGAAGATTCATAGACTCTTGAATGGTCTTGCCGGTCTCTCTTGAGAACTCGACCATTCTTCGCCGGAATCCGCGAACGGATGATTGATCCATGGAAAATCGGATCATTTGCTTTCGTTCGGGTCGCAAAGGTCAAACCGGATCGCCACGGAGCCGACTCGGACGGCGTAGATTCTGAACGCCACGCCGCCGACCGTGCAACGCTTGCCCTTGAGCGCGGCGGGCGTTGTAACGTCGCCAGGCTGCGCGGTAGCCATCGCCTGCACTTCCGGCTCAAGCCCTCCTAGCCCGCCGTCTGAGTTGCTGCTGTAGTCGTCCCAGACCACGCTAAACGTCTGCCCGTTGCAAACCATGGTCTTCGTTCCCATGGTGGCGTCAACCTCGTTGTGCGAGGTGTTCAGGAAGTCGTCAATGATGCTCACACCATAGGCGCGGCGTCAAACGGACTCAGGGGCGGCTGTGGTCGCTGCGTCGTGCCGGTAGGTGTGAAGCACGGCGTCGATGTGATGCGCGGTTCTGACCCGCTTCCGCGCCTGCTGGCACCAAACCAAGTCCTCGCCGTAGTTGCTCTCACCGAATAGGCATCCTGCCACCGCTTCCCGCTTCCAAGCGCAAACGTGCCAAGGTGCGCGTAGGGTGATGCCACCCGGTGTAAAAGGGCCGTCTTGGTTGTTAATGCCGAAATGCACTTCGGATTCGAGCCCGTTGTAAATCGCCCGTTGGCGGAACGTGATTACATCCGCATTCGTCTCCGCTGCCGCCAGCAGTCGCGCAACGTAGTCGTCGGAAACGTCGTCGTCGTCGTCCACAAAGGCGATGTATTTGCCACGTGCGATGTCAACGAGAGCCTGCCGTTTTGCGCCGATGCTGCGGGCGCGGTTGTCGCAGAGCGCAAGCCATTCCACCGGCCGCCCCTCAATTTGATTCTCAACGGACATGTGCAAGCCGTGAAGGTCACTTGGATTTGCCGCGTCCCTTTCGGTGAACATCCGATTTGGAATTGTCGGCGTGAGGATTGATAGGATTGGATTCATGCTTTTTGAATATCTTGTCGTAGTTGCTGCGGAACCGCTCGCCGTTGACTGGCCTTAAATCGTCGCCTTTGCCTGCGCTCATGGTTTCTTGATCCATACCCGCCCCATCGTTTCGTATTCGATCCCGCAATCGGCAAGGGCGCGTTGCACGTCGGGAGAGTCGATGTCGTGACCGGCGAAGATGCCGCCCGGTTTGACCTTGGGAAGCCACGCGGTGATGTCGGCCTTGACGCTTTCGTAGTCGTGAGCGGCGTCGATGAAGATGCCGTCCGCGAGTTGCGGAAAGCTTTTAGCGCATGTCATCGAGTCCATTTTCATTACCGAGAACGGGCACTCTGCCGTTTTTGCGTTTGCCGTGAATTCCTCCCAAACGTCAACCTTCCCGGTGTCTGTGTCTCCATTGAAGGTATCCACCGGGCAAACGGTCGAATCATTTTCCAAGTCTCGAATCCTCTGTTTTAGGTAAACCGCGCTTTTCCCTTTCCATGATCCAACCTCAACAAAGCATCCACCCATCGGAAGCGCCTTTGCCACGTAGTCGTAAAAGTCGCGGAAGTCGAACCAGCCTTGGATGTCGGCGGACACCTTCACGCCTTCGCAAAGGCGGCGGAACATGCCTTCTCCGGTCTTGTAGTGGTAGCCGTCATTCGAGCGCGCATAGGTCGCATCCATGTCTGCCTTCCCGAATGCCGGGTGGACATGCTCAAACGTGATCCGGTCGCGAGCGTCGATGACCACGCCATCCGCGAAAGCTTGGCGGCTGAACCAGTTGTCCGAGAACATGGAAAAGAACTCGGGATGGAAGAGGTAGCCTTGCGCCTTGTAGCGGGCGCGGGTGAGGATCGCCATACACAAGAGGTCGTCGTTCCGGTGGCCGTCGCTGACCGCTAGAACGGCTGGTTTTAAGGTATCGCCAACCGCTCCCAGAATCGCCAAGTCCCATCCGGGGAAAGGTTCCCAATCGTCGGAAAGCTGGACGAGGATTGCCCCGCTCGATGCCGCTGCCGCTGCGTTCCATGCGCCGACCGGTCCCGCGTTTGGCCATGAAACAACGTGCCTTGTCGCGGTCAGCATGAAGCTCGATGCGTCGTCGGCGTCAATGCCGAAAATATGCTCGATGGCGTCTGGATTCGATGCCGCCCGCAACCAGTCCATCCGGCAGCGCCAAGCCTTCGCCGGTCGGCCTCGCGTCGCGTGGAGAAGGCTGATCTTCGCGCCAGCACAGATGAAGTGATTCCGCTCCATCGTGTCGGCTTCCTCTTGCCGGTTGTTTACCCGTAGCGCCATTCCTTGGAGGTGAACGCCGAGTTGCCCGTAGTAGGAACGGCGCAAGTTCCACGGCGCTTCTTGCGGGATGGAAAGCGCCCCCATTGCCGTCGTCCATCCGAGAGCGGCCGGCGCGTCGTGAGGGACGCAAGCAAGCCCGAGTTCTCCAAATGCCTCGCGCCTGGTTGGATCGGTCGCGACTGCTTGGAGAAGCATCGCGTGCTTTTCGGCGGGGTCGCAAGCGAGCCGGGCAAGCTGGAAAAGCGCTTCGTATCGCTCGTTTTTCCCGACGCCTTCCATCCCGATAAACTGAATGGCCTTAGGGATTGCCTCCGCGTCCCGGTCGAGCGCGATGAGAGATTGAAAAACGTGGAAGTGCTGCGAGATAGTCCGCTTGTCCTCGGGAATGCTTTCAAGGATTCGCAGGTTCCGCTCGTCCCGGCTGGCGCTCCGCTTTTCGCTGGCGTGGACGATCTCCGCGCCATCGAAGCGCATGTGGTTAGCGCCGTCCTTGAACTTCAGGCATTCGTGGATTGGATTCTCCCACCGGGCGGAGCCTTTGCGCCAAATGCGCTCGCGCCAGTTGATGACGCCATCCTCGGGGATGACGTAGCGCATAAGCACGCCGTCAACGTGGTCGGGAATCTGCGGGAGTAGCGCCTTGATCTGCGCGATGCTGTCCGGGGTGATTACATCGTCGGTATCCGCCCACATCAGCCAGTCGCCGGTTGCCATGTCGCAAGCTTTGTTGCGGGCGGCGGCAAAGTCGTCAACGTGTGGCCAAAAGCAACTGTCGATGTCGTTGATGAACTCCGCAACGTAGCATCCTCGCTCTTCTGCGATATTAAGCGTTTCGTCGGCATCCTGATTCCCGATGGCCCGCACCACAATCACCTCGTCCGCGACTCCTTGGAAGTGATCCAAAAACCGCCCGATATGCTGCTCCACGTTGCCCGCGATTACGCAAAGGCTAATCTTGTTTGTCATGTTCGTAACCAGGCTTGCCGATTCGCCTCGCTTTTTCAAGCGAAAACCCGCTCCGGGTTAGGGAGCGGGTTTTGCCATGAACAACACAAACACCATCAGGAAGATTACGGCTTGGTCCCGTGGACGAGTCCCAAGGTGAGGCCGGTCGCGGTTCCGTAGAGGCACTCGAAAGCGCCATACATGATCCCGGTGGCCTGGTCGTAGGACCGGCGATAGCCCATCACGATGCCGGAAGGATCGACGGCCATCTCGGTAGCCAGGTATTCACCAGCGGCAAGGGGGGCGAGATAGCGCATCGCAACGCTGATTGCGTCGGAGTGAGCGGCGAAGGCAACCAACGAGGTCGCAGCGGTCGGCAGGATGTTGGTTTCGTAGGTGTCGAAACCGATCAGCCGGCCAAGGGTGCCTTGGCGAGCGGCCTGGGAGTCGCCAATCTGGTAGGCGTTCAGGACGTTCGCGGTCCCGAGGAGCGTTCCGCCGACCACGGTGTTGTACATGAAGCTGCAAACGCCGGGGTCAACGTCCACGTTGCGGCCTGCGAGGGTCGTCCGCATGGAGATGAGAGAGGCGAGCGTGTAGTTCGCCTCAAGCGTGGTGATCGTCGCGCTGCCAAAGTTGGTCGTGGTGATCAACTTCCAGATGTTCTGGAGCACCTTGTCACCAAGAGCGCGGCCAGCCTGAGCGGCAAGATCGTCGAAACGGGCAGCAGAACTGTTAGCAGTCTGCAAATCCGAGATGTCGAAATTGACGATGTTGTGCTGGTTCAGCGAAAGCGTGTTGTGAGTCACTGCGCCGCCTGCCGTCTGGTAGTTGGCGGTCGTTGCGTTGAACGTAGTGGCAGTCGCAGCCGAGATAAACGGCACGATGATGGTATCGCCGACTTTTCCGGCCTCGCTATTGAGGTTTCGGGAAAAGGCGCGGAGAGGGGCGAGCTTGGCGGTGAAAGCCTTGAGAGCTTCCTGCGCAAAGATAGTGTCGTTAAACGAAAGAGTGGCCATAATGCTGGATCAGTTGGAGATTGGTTAAATGGTGATTTCTTTGCGGATGGCTTCCTGATTCGCGTTGTAAAAAGCGGATCGCTCGGCCCCGGTAAGAGAGTTAAACATGTCCAGATTTGGCGTTTTGCTCGTCTCGGCGGTGCTGGAATTGCCAGCGTCTGCAAGCGGGTTAGGAAGGCCGATGGAAGCCGCGAGTTGCGAAGCGCCATTGGCGATCTTCTCGGCGGTGACGACAGCAGCGGCTTCCAGTTCAGGAACGCGAGCGGCAATAGCCTCAAGCTCGGTAACGCGGGCGTTTACGGTCGCCAGGTTGTTGCGAAGCTCGGCGGTCGCGGTTGCGGCTTCCTGCAAAGCGGCCTCTGCGACGCTGACCTTGTTAGAAAGTTCGGCAACTTCGTTTTCGCGGTTGGAAACCTCGGCTTTCAAGGTGTCGATTTCCGCCAATGCTTCGGCGCTGGCGGGAGAAGTAAGACGGTCGAGGATATTCATGCCTTTGTCCTTTGGTTTGGTGTCAAATTTACCGGTGATGATTTCGTTGATGAAATTCTTGGACTTGGCCTCATCCGCTCCCATCCAAGTCTCATTGCGCATCATGTCGCGCATCTCGTCGGGCTTTGCGCCGGTCTTGCCTGCGTAAATGTCGGCAATTTCGGCACTGATCTCGTCGAGCAGCTTTGCGGCCCGCGCCATGTCCTCGGCGTTACCCGCGACGACGTTGGACGCTTCGTGGATCATCATGCGCCCGCCCTTAACCATGCGGATCTTGTCCGCTGCCATCGCAATTACGGAAGCCATGCTTGCGGCCAGGCTGTTGATTGTAGCGGTGACAAATACCCCGCGTCCGCGAAGCTCAAGAAGTGCGTGGTAGAGCTTGTATCCGTCCAGCACGCTTCCGCCGGGGCTGTGGATCTCCAGCTCAAGTGTATCGGCTGCATTCTCAATGCAGTTTGTGATTTCACCGAAATCCGCACCGTTTGCCGCTGCCTTTGCGCCGAATACCAGTCCGATCTCGTCGATCAGCCGGGTCATTGAATCCGGGTTGATAGACTCGTTCAAGCGGACTTTGCCCGCCTTGTTTTCAATTGTCAGAATTGTCATCGTTTTGAGTAGGTGGTTTTTTGCCGGACGCCTCCATTTGCTCCGTGCTTTGTTCGTTCGGAGTCAGCATGGACATTTCGCGGTCCTCGATCTCAACGCCGTCGATGCTCCATTTTTCCGCAGCTTTCTTGCGAAGGTAAATTTCCCGTGCGCGGGCATCGTAATGCTCTTCGAGCGTTTTGCCGTAGTCCCCAAGGATGTCCTCATGGTTGACGTATCCGGCTCGCCATCCCTCAATCTGCTCTTTTGACATGCGGCCGTCGTCAATTGTCAACTTGCGCGGCATTGAAAACGTCCACTTATACCATTCCGGCGACTGCGGCAAGACTCCGAGCTTCTGAGCCTTGGCGACTGCCCATGAAACAATCGCCAGCGCGGGGCGCATCAAAAGCGATTGCCGGTCCTCGATTGCGCGTTGAGCTTTCGCGATCTCGTGCCGCTCCGCCGTGCCTTGTCCGCTGGCTTTCCATACCATCGCGTAAGGCCAGTTCACGCCGGCCAATGCGCCCCGAATAATCCGGTCCTGAAAATTCTCCCACGCTTCACCTGGGCGCGGATTGTGAAATGTCTCTAACTTGCTCCCGCTGTTGGCGCGGTAGTAAGTATTCATCGGCCCGTTGATGTTCTCAACTTGGACGCCCGGATTCTGCGATCCGTTTTCGCTTGATCCAGTCAGCGCGAATACCGGATCGCCGGTGTCGGGTGCGCCGGTTTCGTTCCACTCAATAAAGACGCGGCCTGACAGCATTGCCTGCGCCATCGTTTCAAGGTCGTGCGATTGCATCGCGTCCCGCAGCATGTTGAGCGACGGAGTAAACGCCGGAAGTCCACGCCCTTGCTCCTGCCACGACGGATCGTAAACGTGGACGGCATCACGGAAGGAAACCCATTGGATGAGGTTTAAATCCTCGTCGAGATAGGCAAAGGCAATTGGAGTCCCGACGCGGTTGTAAACAATGCCGTCCGTGAGTCGCGCATTCCGGTATAGACCTTCTTTGATCGGCCCGTCTTGGATTTTGTTTGGCGATCCGACGCGATGGCAGGGAATGTGCTGGATTCGGGGGAATCCTTCTTTGGTTTCGGTTAGAACGATGAACGCTTCGCCGTCGCGGTCAATGGCATCTGACAGCAAGTAAAGCTCCGTCTTAAAGTCGAAAACCGGCCCGCGAAGATCGCAGAGAGGGTAAAAAATCTCCGTCAACCATGCGGTCGCGGCGTCTCCAAAAGCTTTGTCTTCGCCTGTAAATTTAGGAGCCCACGCTTTGCCGATGGAATACATCGACTTCTGCTCTACCGCGCCAGAAAGAATCGGCTGATTCAGATAGAGGCGACGAGACGCGGAAACCAGCGTTTGACGGTCGATTGCAGGAACAAGTTTGCCGATGTCCTGGAGCTTGACCGGTTCCCATGGTCGCATCCCGGTATGGCGAGCCGCCCCGCGTGCGACTACGTGGCCGTATTGGTTCGCGAACGGGCTGCCGTATTGGTCGAGAATGGCCATAAGTTAGTATCGCGGGAAAGTTCGATTGCTCGGTCGCGTGTTTGCCGAAAGCCCATTGATCGCCATCCGCATGGCCGTGATTCGGTGCTGTTCCGGCAGTCCGACCGTCTTCTGCATCGACACGTTGTTCTTGCTCGCGCTCGTCACGTTGTCGGTCCCGCCCTTTGTCAAAAGACCCGACGAAACTGCCGACGAAAGCGCGGTTTTGATCTCCGCAATCCGAAGAGCATCCCCGCGCGCGTAATCGTAAAGGTCTTGTGCTGCCTGTAACGCGCTCCCGGCCATTACATGGTCGGCGTGTCAAAGTTTGACGGCAGGGAAAAAAGCTTGCGCGGGTCGCAAGTTTCTGGAATTGGTCGCGGCACGCTTTCGTGAGGCGCAACAAACCAGATCAGTAACAGCCTTCGGGCTGGCTTCTAGGGGGTTCTGGCCCCATCACGACTAGGAGCCAGCCCGTGGGCTTTTTCGTGCACAAAACAAACCAGATGGCTATTAAGAAAAAACAAGAAG